ATGCAAAGATTGTGCAAAGCCTTTGTATGAAGCACAAGATAGAACTATGGAAATAATTATTGCTAACAGGGGGCAAGCATGAAGTTTAGAAAAAAACCTATTGTGATAGAAGCTACTCAATGGTTCAAGATGGGCGACCATCCAGCCGTAGAAAAACACGACCGAGACGAAGTCTTTGGAAAGGTCTACACGATAGAAGGTGAACACACTGTAACTCCTGGAGACTGGATCATCAATGGCGTAAAGGGTGAACACTACCCATGCAAGCCTGACATTTTTGAAATGACATATGAAAGGATAGAAGAATGAAAACCAAAGAAGAAATTAAAGACGAAATAATTGAACTGTATGGGGCTACGCAAGCCTTGAGCGATGCAATGAACTTCCTTCATGCCCAACGCATGGAGAAAAGTAAACAGATGATGGCGTTGAACCATATGTTGAAAGAAATGGAGGACAAGAATGACTAGAAAAGATATTTGGGAAGACTTTATAGCACCTATTGGCGGGGCAACGCTTTTTGTTATTCTGTTTGGTACAGTAATAGGATTAATGATTTTGGCGCTTTGCTCAATATTTAGCCCAACGCCCGAGCAAAAGGCTGAATTAAACAAACCAAGGATTGCCTACAAGTTTGAAGACTGTGATATATGGATATTTGAGAACACGCATTACGTTACAAGGTGTGGCAACCATACAGTAACCGAGCGCCATTACTCAGAGTATTGTGGCAAAGGATGTACAAAACAAAAAGTAGAAAGGATTGAGAATGATTGAGATGCAAGAAATATTAAAAGCAAGAATAGCCAAGCTTAAACGTGATTACGAAAGCAAAGGCAAGTTAGAGTATCTAATAAGAATAAAAGAAGCCAAATCAATACTTCAGTACATAAGGAAAAATCATGGAATACACCAGTGACGACAAGCATTACATCAAAGGTTTTGAGGACGGGTGTGATTACATTGTCAGAGAGATCGAGCGATGGTCAAAGGAGCACAACCTTTACATGGCAGATCTGCTACATCATTTAAAAGGAAAGCCAAATGAGAACATCATACATAACAACAAAGACGGGAATTAAAATAGGTTGTAGATATGACCCTTGGTTTATCTACCATAGCTCTGATCAAGATTGGATTAAATACTTAATAAACTGGGGGTGGCATGAACGAAGTGCTTGATTATCTAATTCTTATTGCCGTTTTGGGCTTGAGTGCATTGTGGATAACGGCAGTATTTTGTTATGTGTTATTTATTTTAGGGGCATACGATGATTGAAGTAATTAACACATATGAGGGGAGGGAGTTTGGTGTAAGGCAAGGAAACGTCAAACAAATATTTAGAAAAATATACCGCTGTACAAAATGCGGTGAAACATTTGAATCAAAAGAGAAAGGAACACATCATGCAAATAGTCAGCATAAAGAAAATTCGTATAGATTGCGGGACGCAGATACGAAAGGAGATTGATCAGCCAACAGTAGATGCCTATTGTGAAGCGATGCTTGGGGGCGCAGAGTTCCCGCCAGTACGCATATTCCACGATGGTGTCCATTACTACCTGGCAGACGGATTCCACAGGTACTTCGCAGCGCAGAAAGCAAAGCGCACAGGAGTAGAGGCAGAAGTAACGGCAGGAACGCTATCAGAAGCCATCCTATATGCCCTTGGAGCAAACGATAAACACGGCAAACCCAGGACTATAGAAGACAAAACAAATGCCGTGATGATCATGGTTAATCATTTTGAGTGGTCAGGCTATAGCAATGCGGAGATAGCCAAGATATGTAATGTATCTGAGCAGTTTGTAGCCAAGCTGAGGGTGGGCAAAGAGCCTGATGTAATCAAGTACAAGATGGCAGACGGCGAAGTAAGAGAGCGTAAGCGACCAGCCAAAAAAGAAAAGCCAAAACAGAAAGAGGAAAAAGATACAACCCCAGTGGTTAACGAATCTAAACTTGAAACGGCAAACGAAGCCCTTGAGATACTCATAGAAGAGAATCAAAAGTTAGTAGATCAATTGGCGGTTAATTTATCTGAAGACCCAATCCACACGCAGACACATATCAAAGAGCTACGCCAACAAATCAAGGACATGGAGATGGAGTTGAAGGCGGTAAAGCTAAGTCGGGATCAGTATCAGAATGAGAATGACGAGTTAAAGAAACAGATCAAATGGTTAGAGAAAAAGATCAAGAAACTTGAGACGGAGATTCTATGACCGAAGAAGTAAAGCAAGAGCAGGATGACCCCGTGGCTTATATTAATGTTGAACAACGCAAACTTGAGTGGGCTAAACCCATTGTTTGGGAAACACCAACAGTAGCGAATCTACCAAAGATACCTCTTTACACCACACTACAACAAGGGTGTGATGAATGTGGAGTTGGCGGTGGTTATGCGTTGTATTGCGTTGCGTGCGCTGAAAAGTTTTTTGTTAGTAAAGAATGGATAGGGTTGACAGATGAGGAAAAAGCACAATTTGTTGTTGCGTATTACCCATCAAACTGGGATAGAAAAACGGCAGTAACTTTAATGAGCGATTACGAAAAATACCTCAAGGAGAAGAACACATGAGACTTAGCATCAAATTATTTGAATATCGTTACGTTTTAAAAATATTTTTTCCTATAGAGCGCCACATTAAATGGCTACCTGCGATTATGTGGGGAAAAGTTAGTCGTGCCCCAATGGAGAAGAACATATGACACCAGAACAGATACGAAACCTTTGCCCTGTGTGTAAAAAACCAAGAGGGGTTGGCAGTCCTTACGAATTTAATCATGGTAACTGTATGGAGATACGGGCGCAGACAGAAGGCAAAGAATCGGCGTATCCTGGTAAAAAAGGTTTTGAAACTATAACCAAAGACCAACTAAAAAAATCAAAAGATAACAGCTCAAAAAAAGTATATCTTTCGGGTAAATTACCAAAATGGATGTTAAATTAAAGGAGAGAAACACATGAATGAGGTATTAGATATTCTTTTATTAATAGGCGCACTTGCCGTTGCATCCGTATGGATTGTTGCGGTATTTTGTTTTATTATATACACAGTAGGAGGACACGATGAGTAATATTGATCACGCTAAATTTGCAGAAAACTTTGATAAGATTTTTAGGAGCACACCAATGGATGAATCTATAAGAGAGCTTGATTTAGAACTAGGCAACGCAAGAATTTTGTTGGGTATGTACGAAGACCTAAGCGCCAAAACAAAAGAACTTTGTGGCTATGTAGAAAAGGGTATGCAAGGTGACGCAACACGCACCACACCCGCTATATGGGCGATCATCGAGGAGATCAGACGCTTTGAGGCAAAAGCGTGAGCGGTTGGCGTAAAAGACAAATACAGGAGAAACAAATGCCAAGACCACAAACCGAACTAACAAACAGTAGACTACAAGTTGGGGCACGTGTGACCCTAGCGCAAAAAAATGAGTTTCAAAGACTAGGTGGTTCCACTTGGTTAAAGAACATACTCAACCAAAGCATAAGAGAACGTGCAATAAAGGAAATAGAAAATGAACGCAGATGATAAACAAATTGGTGGCAACCACTACAAAGAAATGCCTGTGCAACCTTGGACAGTAATGGAAAATGTCCTTACCCCCGAAGAATTTAGAGGGTTTTTGAAAGGCAACATCATCAAGTACTCTATGCGTGCAGGGCGCAAAGGTGCAACAGACGAAGATATAAAAAAAGCATTTCACTACATTGAGAAACTTAATGAGGTGCATTACTAATGGCTATGACTCCCGAAGCTTTAGTTAAAAAGCAAATCAAAGCAATACTCACAAAGAACAACGCTTACTATGCAATGCCTATCGGTACTGGCTATGGGAATTCAGGTGTACCTGATTTTCTTATTTGTCACAAAGGTAGGTTCATCGCTATCGAAGCAAAGGCGGGTGACAACAAACCAACTGCACTACAAGAAGCGCACCTTGAGCGAATAAAAAAAGCATGGGGTGTAGCGCACGTTATAAATGAAGATAACTTAAATATACTAGAGGAGATACTAAATGACTGATGAAGAAAAAGCATTTGTTATAAGCACGTGTTTAGAAAAGATGCAAATATTTGAGAAAGAACACATGGTGGACATCATGTATCAACTGGTGCATTGCTACGGCAAAGATGCAGGTAAAGCAGTAATTCTTTTTCAACCCTACAACACAGAATACGTATCCATAACAACCGCTAACTGCAACGACATGGAAGCAGCAACACTTCTACTAAGAGCAGACGAACACATAGGCTATGTGAATATGCGCAACGCGCCCCCCAAGGAGATGTTTAATTGACTGCACCATACAAGACGATACTGACCATTGATTTTGAAACCCGATGGGATAGTAAAGACTACACACTAAGTAAGATGACAACAGAGGAGTACATAAGAGATGCACGATTCAAAGCTTTCGGAGCCTGTATCCACGAATACGGGAATGACAAAGTCACACAATGGTATCGAGACGATGAACTACATCGAATCTTATCTACATACGACTGGACACAAACAGCCATCCTCGCACATAACGCCCAATTCGATGTTTCCATACTCGAATGGAAATACGACACACACCCCGCTTTCATTTTCGACACACTATCAATGGCACGAGCTTTACGAGGCGTGGAGGTTGGCAATAGTCTCGCCAAGCTTGCGTCAGATTTTAATCTTCCCCCCAAAGGGAGAGCCGTACACAGTACAGATGGTGCCGTGGAACTTCGGAAGGACGTGGAGATTGAACTTGCCGAATACTGTAAACACGACGTATACCTATGTGAACAGATTTTCAATAGACTTATAACAGGATACCCTGCTAAGGAACTCAGACTCATCGACATGACGCTGAAGATGTACACGCGCCCAATGCTTGTACTAGATGAAGCCATGTTACTCAAAGCACTAGAAGAAGAAAGGACATCACGTGAGAAGCTACTACAAAAACTCAACATCGAGGAGACTGCGCTTGCATCGAATCCGCAGTTTGCTTCCATACTTAAAACGCTTGGCGTCGTTCCGCCAACCAAAGTCAGTAAAACTACCGGGAAAGAAACACTCGCACTCGCTAAGAACGACGCGCTTTTCCAAGCGCTACTCAATGGTGAACGCGAAGACGTTGCCCTTTTATGTGAAGCGCGTCTTCGGGTCAAATCAACGACAGAACGCACACGAGCGCAAAGGTTCTTGGACATCAGTCAGCGAGGTAGTCTACCAGTTCCGCTATCGTACTATGGTGCGAAGTCTGGTCGTTGGTCAGCGTCCAAAGGATCCGCTATCAATATGCAAAACCTCAAACGTGGGTCGTTCTTACGTAAAGCAATTATGGCTCCCGAGGGTACACAACTGGTCGTGGGCGACCTCTCACAAATTGAACCAAGAGTCCTTGCGTGGCTATGTGATTATGAAGACATGCTTACGATCTTCAGGTCAGGAAGTGACGCTTATGCGGCGTTCGGTGCGCAAATGTTTAACATACCCGGACTTAGTAAGGAGAGCCATCCCGACCTTCGGCAGTCTGCAAAGAGCGCGCTCTTGGGTTGTGGGTATGGTCTCGGATGGGCTTCGTTTGCATCGCAACTATTGGTTGGCTTCCTTGGGGCGCCACCAGTCCGCTACGAAAAAGCTTTTGCGAAGAAGCTGGGTGTAACAAGTGAAATGGTTGAGAAGTTTCTTGATTGGGAAGACAACTTGGTAAAGATGTCGGAAATTCCCCATAACTGTAGCGAACTTGAGTTAGCTATTCACTGCGTGACCGCTAAAAGAATCATTGACATATATCGTGCTACTGCGTATCAAGTCGTATCATTTTGGGAAATGTGCAATGATCTATTAGAAGTTGCGTTGTATGGTGGGGCAGAATGTAAACACAAGTGTTTGACATTTCGCAAGGGTGAGATAGAATTACCCAATGGAATGAAGTTGCTTTATCCTGATCTACGCAAAGTTAAAGATGATAAAGGTAGGAGCCAGTATGTATACGGGCCAGACGCTACTAAGATATATGCAGGGAAGATTACTAACAACGTCACACAGGCGCTTGCTCGCATTGTGATGACAGACGGGATGCTACGAGTACAGAAAAGGTACCCTGTAGTTGGAACTGTGCACGACGAGTTAATATGCGTTGTGCCAGATGAGGAAGCGAAGGAGGCATTGCCTTGGGTGTTAGCGCAGATGACGGCTGAGCCAAGCTATATGCGTGGTATACCTTTGGATGCTGATGGAGGATATAACAGAAGATATGGAGAAGCAAAAGGATGATAAAAGAAATACCAAAGAAAATTAAGGTAGGTGACAATTGGTATTCAGTTGAAATTGTTGAGGCACTTGAAGATAAGTACGCAATGGGTTCAGTTGAATTTACCAAACGAGCAATACAACTCAATAGCCGTAGTCAATCAGGCAAACGCTATACGCCAACAGAGGTTAAGGAAACATTTTGGCATGAGTTGGTACACGCAATCCTTGTAGACATGGGTGAGTACAGACTAAACAACAAAGAACAATTTGTAGAACAGTTTGCTATTCGTTTAAGCAGAGCCGTTAAATCAGCGAGATTCAAATGACTAATGTAGTATGGTCGCACAGTTCTTTAAAAGACTATGAGGGATGCCCACGTAGGTATCATGAGGTTAAGGTACTTAAGAAGTTTCCTTTTGTAGAGAACGAACACACAAGATATGGGACACAATTCCATGAAGCTGCCGAGTTCTA